TAGTCGGATAACGTCCGGTAAGACGGGCAGAAGATCCGCCTCCCTGCCGCTTGGGACAGTGCCTCGTTCCACTCCTCCAGGGTGTAGGTGTTGAGCGGCAGCACGCTGAGCAGGGTGAGCAGCCACTCCGGGTCCGCCCGGCCGTCCAGCCGGGCCAGAATGCGGTTCTCCATATGCTCCCCCCTTTTCCCATTTGTATGCCGCGGCTCTGCGTGCGGTCCCTTTTCTTTTGTGGAAGCATCCAGTATACCGTAGGATAGCGGTGATCGGCATGACCAGGAACGCGGCCATCCAGTACGCCAGCGCCGGTGTCTGCTGCATCGCCGTTCCCGGCTCCTGTGCCCGCACTTCGTCCTGCAATGCCTGCCGTGCCCGTTCCATCTGTCCTTCGTAGTATGCCCGCTTCACATTACCCACAATGCTGGCATCGCCGCCGTTCGCCTTTGCAAGCCCTGTGCCCACAGCACCGCCCAAGGCACCGGATGCGCCGCCCGTCAGGCCGCTTTCCAGTGCGGTCAGAAAAGTGTCGCTTTTAAACAGGTCTGCCGCCGCTTCGCTGTCGCCCAGCGTCGCATCAATAGCCTTGTCTGCATAGGTCTCCACAAAGGCCTGCATGGCATTGTCCACGCCGCCGGAGATGGCATTTGCCACCGCCGGGTACCGCTGTGCCAGCGTGCCGTCCGCCGCCACGCTGCGCACCATGTCAGCCAGTTTGCCCGCCAGCGTATTCTTTGCGTAGTCACTGCCCATGGTCTTTGCAAGGTCTGCTGCGCCCACACTGTTAATGGCCCAACCCGCGCCAAATTTTGCAAGGCCCCCGGCCAGCGTCTTGCCTGCACTTTCGCCCTTTTCAACGCTCTGGCCCATAGCTTCCGCACCGCCCTGCGCACTCAGCACCGGCAGCACCCATGCCGGGTCAATAGCCGCCACCGCAAGGTTCTCGCCAGCACTGCTCACGATGCCCAGCGCCTGCTTTGCAATGGGGCTAAGGCCCGCCTGTGCAGCTGCGGTCAGATCCTGTCCTCGCTTGTACAGCTGATAGCCAAAGCTCTTCTCCGGGTCTACGCTGTCATGCACTTCCGTTCCGGCAATGCGCGCCCGCATGTTGTCGATCTCCTGCTGCGTGTAACCTTTTTCAATCAGCTCTGCATCCGTGTAGGCATCGCTCTGCGTTGTTTGTGCCGCCGGGGCACTGGCCATTGCACCGCTGCTCTGTGCCAGCTGCAGCGTGTTGTCCCGTGCTGCATACCGTGTCTTTCCGCCGGTCATCAGGCGCAGCAGCTCCTGCTGCCGGTCGTCGCTCTGTACATCCTGCTGCAGCTGCTTCCAGTTGCTGCTGGTCGCTGCTGCATTCTTTGCGCTCTGTACGCCGGTCTCACCCGCCAGAAAAACCGAGGATGCCACCGTGTCTCCAATACCGCCAATGGTATTGGCCGCGCGCCGCGCTGCACGCTGTCCTGCAGGCAGCGCATCAAAGTCGGCAATGTACTGCCGCGCTTCGCTGATCTCCTTGCGGCTGTATCCCTTTGCCAGCAGTTCCGCATCGGTGTAGTCCCGTCTGCCCGCACTCTTTTCCGGCACTGCTGCGCTGGCTGCAGCACCGCTCACGCTCTGGGGCTGCATGGCGTTGTTTTTCTCGGCATAGCTCTGTCCGCCGGTGCCAATGCGCATCAGCGTCACAAGTTCCCGGTGCTTCGGGTCAGCGTCCATCCACTGGTTCAGCCGGTCAAAATCGCTGAAGTCGTCTGTCGCTTTCAGATCTTCCGTGTACTGCTTCACCTTCTGCGCAGTCTGTGCATACCAGCCTTCATCTCCGCTGGCAATGCCTGCAATGCGCTGGCGCTCAGTGGGCTGCACCGTTCCCGTCACCTTTGCCGCCGGAGCTGCAGTGCTCTTCGCGTTCAGCCATTCCGGCTGCGCAGTGCTGCTGCGTGTACCTGTACCGCTGTCGGTCACAATGCCGCTTTTGCCCGGATATGCCTGTGTTCTGCCTGTTTCCTGCGGCACTGCCAGCTGCAGCTTGTGGCCGCTGTCCGCGCCCGTCATCTGCGCCAGCACCCGTGCACCAAGGCCCGTGCCGGTGTTCTGCCTTGCAGCCGCAGCCGGGCTGGCAGCATTCTGTCCGCTGCTTTTCGCTTCCCAGCTTTCCCGCGCTTTTGCAATGCGTTCCGGTGTCCACTTGTCCGTAGTGTTTGCTGTTCCCGCAGCTGTACCGGTGCTTGCCGTCCGGTTTGTGGTGCGGCTGTTGTTTTTCGCTTCCCAACTTTCTCTATCTTTTTTCAGTCTTTCCGGTGTCCATTTGCTCATAACTGCCGGTCTCCTTTATCGTTCCGCTTCCAGAATTTTCATAATGGACGACAGCGTGTTGTCCGTAATGCCGTCTGCAGAAAGTCTGCCCGCAATATCGTCCAGACTGTAACCCCTCGCCTGCATGCCGCGCGCCGTTGCAAGTCCGCTGCGCAGCGGACTGCTGCGGGTGTTTGCCTGCCCACTGGTGCCGTTGCTTCCCGCCGTGCTGTTTTTCAGCCACCCCGCGTCCGTCAGGGTCTGCTGGTAGAAGTCATACAGTGGGTCTGTCTTCTTCATCCCGGAGAATTTTGTTGCCATCGTCTGCAGCTGGCTGTTGGTAAAGCCGGTCGTTCCCGTCTTGCCGCTGCCAGAGCTTGTGTTTCCGCTCTTCGTTCTGCTCGTTCTGCTGCTCCCGCTGCCGGTCGTCCTATAACGGTTATTCAGTGCCAGCTGGTTTGCTGTGTAATTCAGCTGCCGCTGGTTCAGTGTGGGCGAATAGTCAATGCTGCCGGTATCTACGCCCGCCATCTGCAGGTAGTTTTTGGCTGCAGTGTCATTGCCACTTCCTGCCAGACTTGCACCCTGCAGCAGTGCCGCCATCTGATCCTGCTGTACACTGCTCATGCCCTGCCATGTATCCAGCATCGTCTGGTCCAAACCATATTTCGTCAGCACTGCTTTCGCTGCATCATCAAAGCCTGCCTGTTTGTATGCGGTGGCCTGCTGCAGCGCCGCCACCTGATCGCTCAGCTGAGTGCGTGCCAGACTGTCATTGTACTGTTTTTCCTTGAACTCGTTTTCCCACTTCTGCTGGCTGTACCCCTTGTACGCATCGTATCCTTCCATCACCGTGCTGCCAATGCCCTTCACGGCGTTCCACACATTGTTCCAGAAGTCGCTGTTCTCCTGCCGTGCCTGCTGGGTGCGGTCATAAAGGTAATTGCGCCAGTTTGCTGCATTGCTCACGCTGCTGTCATACTCGCCGCGTTCCAGTGCGCGCTGTCCCAGCAGGGTGTCCAGCTGGTCGCCCGCACCGGCAAGCTCCTGCTGCCACTGGGCCAGTGCGTCCGCCCGTGCTGCAGCAAGGGTGCTGCCGGTGTTTGCCGTCTGCGCCGCTGCTGCCTGATCTGCCGCGCTTTTTGCATAGTCCGCGCCATACCCGCCGGAAAGCGCATCTGCGGTCGCTGCTGCCGCATCTGCACCGGCATTCGCATTGCCCACCATCCGTGTCAGTGCGTCCTTGTAGCCGCTGTCTGCCGTGGTAAAGTCAAATCCCGCGCCGCTGGCCGTGCCCATCTTGTCCAGCGTGTCGGCAATGCCCTGCGCATACTGGTCATCGTAGGCCCCCGGCATGGCGTTTTCCGCGTCCTGCAGGCGCTGCTGCGCGTCGTTCAATCTCTTGATGGTTCCCATTCTTTTCTCCTTTCCTTAAATAAAGAACAGCGGCAGGATCTTCGCTGCAATGCCTGCCACCTGCAGCGCCCCGTTCATAAAATTCTGCCACCCGTTCTGCTTTGCGCTGTAAGCGTTGTCGTACTCGTTCTTTTTGTACTGTAGGCCTTCGGTCCAGTTGGCAAGGTCGTTCTGGTACTGGCTGTAGTCCTGCTTTTCCGCGCTCTGCAGCCCGCTCAGCTGCTGCTGCAGGCTGCTCTTCTCCGTGTTGTACTGGGCCTTGCTCTGGCTGTATAGGCTGTCCAGCACATTGTCCAAGCTGTTCATCGTGCTGGCATAGGCGTTCTGTCCCGCCTGCGTACCGTAGCTGGAGCCGTAGCCGCCGGTCATGGCGGCGGCATTCGCCTGCGCATTCTGGTTTGCCAGCTTTGCCTGCCGGGTGTACTGGTTCTTGTACTGCTGGTAGGCTGCATCTGCATCCGGGTCGTAATCAAAATCGCCCATGTTTTCCAGCTTGTCCATCACATCCTTGATCTGGCCCTGATACTTGCTCTGGTAGTCTGCAGGCTTCGTTTTCTCATACTGTTCCAGGTTGTACCGTGCCGTGTTCAGGCGGTCATTGTTTCCAAACAGTCCCATTTTTTATGCTCCTTCCCCGTTCATCCGTTCTAAAAATTCTTCCGAGCAGTTCTCCCGGTCAATGTTCGTCAGCACATAGTTCAGCTGTTCCGTCAGCTGGTACAGGTAATTCCGCAGCGCACGGGCATCTTCTGCCGGCATCTCACTGCTGAAGGAAGGCAGCGCAATGCCTTCCAGTCCCGCCAAACTTGCCATTTCTACGCTCCTTCTCTCATTTCCTCGGCTGTGCCGCGCTCACGCGCCCACCGGTCGCCGCCGCCAGCGTAAAGGCCACACTGCGCAGCACCATCTGCCCGGTGCCATAGATCTTCAGCTGCAGCGTATCTGCCCGCCGGGGCACAAAGGGCAGGTTGATGCGCTGGTGGTCCTTCCCTGCTGCGCAGGTGCCCAAAGTTTCAAAGGCTCCGCCGTCATAGCTTGCAGCCACCGTTACCACCGTGTGGGCCAGCGCATCCAGCCGCACCGTCACCCGGCTGATGTACTTGTCGTCCGGTACGCTCAGGCCAATGTCTCCGCTCACCGCTTCAAACTGCAGCGCCGTTTCCTGCCCTGCTTCCTCCGTGCCGCTTTCCCGGTCAGGATCTGCGGCCCACAGTACGCTGCCGTCCCACAGGTACAGCTGCTGCCCGGTGGATACCATCTCGGTGCCTGCAGCGCTTTCCTCGTGCCACAGGCCTTTTTCCGTGTCGTATACCAAAAGCCGTCCGGCCTGCGGGCCGCCTGCTTTCTGGTGCAGGTACAGGTAATACCGCATGTCCATGCTTCCCGCCATGGCCCAGTCCACCGCAGTCAGCCCGCTGGTGTCCAGCGCAGCGGATACCTTTGTCGGCAGGCTTCCGTCCCATGCCATCACCCCGTCCGGCGAAAGATAATACAGCGTCTCTGCGATCACGCACAGGCTGTTCGCTGCGTTTGCCGCCACGCCCCGGCAGCGCACGCTGCTCATCTGGTAATCGCTGGGCTTTGTGCCGTACAGTTTGTGGATGCAGTTTTCCTTGAAGAACAGCAGGTATCCCAGACAGCTTGCAGCGCCGGTAAATGCGCCGTCACTGCCTACGCTCACGGCATAGCTGTCCGCTGCAATGCCCTGATAGCTGTACCAGTTGGTCGGGTCGCCCAGAGCACAGGCGTAAATGGTGTTTTCCTTCCGGCTGCATCCCCACACCCGGTTTCCCTGTTCCGTCACAAAGTCCAGTTCCGGCACCCGCCGCTCCACCTTCACCGGTGCGGCCGCTGCGTCGTTCTCGGTCACGGTGCCGTCAGCGCTCTTCCATGTCACACTGGTCTCCGTCATAGTCCAGCTTCCGTAATACCGGTTGCTGTCCTCGGCCCGTGTCAGCACTGCCACCATCTCGTCGCCGTCCATGGTCTGGATCATCACCTCACCGTTCAGTCCTTTTGCCACTGCATTGCACACTGTGTCCGGCATCCCGCTTATGGTCACAGTGTCCCCCTCCCGGATCACTCCGCCGATCCCCGGACACCGGATCTTCACCGCGCTCAGCAGCACTTCCACCCACTTTTTGTTTTTTGCACTGTAGCGTAGCAGCACCGCATTGCTGTCATAGGCTTCGTTGCTGTCACTTTTCAAAAACAGCTGTCCGTCCTCCGGCTCTTTCGGTTCGGTCTTGCCTGCGCCCGCCGGGGTGTATGTCCGGCCTTCGGCATCGCAGGGGGTCACGGTCACGCTTTTCCCGCCCATCTCCCACTGTGCGCCAAGGCGCGTCAGTTCGCCGGTGCCCGTGTCAAAAGCCACCTTGTCAGGCCAGATTAGCACTTTCGTGCCCATGCCCGCCATGGCCTTGCGGTCATCGGTCAGCACGTTCTCCAGCACCACCGCACCGGTACGTACTTCTTCGTCCGGGGTGTATTCCAGCGTCTTTCCGCGGCAGATCAGCAGCCCATTCAGGTGGTACATTCCGTTCACACCCTGTACCGTCCGCACATTCCTGCGCATTTTCCGCGTCTGCAGCGCCGGGTATCCCCGGCTGGAAAAATTCATTTCCCCGCTGAACTCTGCCTCGCTGCAGCCGTATCCTTCGTTCAGCCCGCCAAAGGCCCGCAGCATCTGGCGGCTCGTCTGCAGCACGTTCAGGTTCGTTCCATCCATCATCCCTCAGTACCTCCACTGCGCACCAGCGGCCGGTGCGTACCGCTTCCGCATCCATACGGCAAATTCCTGCAGGTAGTCGCTGTACACCTGCAGCTCATTCATGGCCCGTGCTGTCTCGCCCAGCGCCAGATCCATCTGCGCACACAGCCAGTGCACATACAAAGGGCAAAAGGCTTCCGGTGCCAGCAGCACCGTTTCGTATTCCAATCCTTCGTTCCAGTTCACATCCGCACCCACAGCATCAAAGTCCGCCGTCCGGCTGCGCTGCACAATGCTCGTGCGCATCCGGGCATCGCACTGGTGCAGCCAGCTCTGTTTCAGGCTGTCCGTAAACTGGTTGTTCGGCCGCAGTTCATCGGCCTGTTCTATCGCCTGTCCGGCTGTCATCTTATCAAGTCTCCTTTCCGGTCAGCTCCTGCTGCGCAGGTCACGGCTCCCTGCGTTCTTCCTGCCGCAGCCAGCAGTCGCCTCTGCTGCAAAAACACCCGGCACAGCCATGTGCCGCTGTACCGGGTGTCTGTTTTCATTTTGCAAAATGCTCTTTTCTTTGCAAGAGCTGTGCTCTTCGGCCTTACACGCGCTGCGCCTGCTGCACAGCAGCGCTTTCCGCCGCCACGATCTTTGCCATTGCCTCGCCGTCCATCTCTTCGCTGTGGCGCAGCACCTCAGCAACCGCCTTCGGTACCTCCACGTCCACACCGCGCTGGATCAGGTAGGTCTCACCGTTCACGCCCACGAACACCGGCGTTTTGTAGCGCTGGTTGTCCTTGAACAGCCGGATCACCTCCGTGTCCTTTTCCGGTGCTGCCTGCACAGCGGCTTCGGTTTCCTGCTTCTTTACTGCCATGTTGGTTCCTCCTTAGTTTGCCAGCGCCTTTGCGCTGTAGCGTGCCGAGCAGCTCTCAATGCGCACCATGTACTGCTCGCTCAGCCGTTCCGCCGTCTTGGTGGCCTTCCAGCCCACAGAAGCACGCTGGTTCAGCGGGTCATCGCCGTAGCCCAGCTGCTTCACAATGTGCTGCATACCGCCGCCTTCCAGTTCGGTGGTCGCGTAGGCGTGGGCACCCAGTACCAGCGTGCTGTACACAGCCAGCCCCGCCGGGCAGCCATCGCCCTTCCACACCTTTGCCTCGCTGGAAACCACGAACCGCACGTTGTTGATCTTGCCGATCTCGCCGTTGAAGATCTCCTCCGGTGCCGCATACTTGTGCGCCTCGATCCAGTTCGGGTCCTTGCGGATATCGTAGCTGGTGTGCGGGTGCACAATGGCCACAAAGCTGTCGCCAATGGTGTCTGCGTTCTGGGTCTGCAGCAGCGCCACTGCCTGGTCGATCAGATCCACCGTCAGCTGTGCAGTGGCATCCAGATCCGCACGGCTGGTCACGGCGGTCTCCGCGCCGCCCGTTCCGATCTTCGGTGCATAGATCACGTTGGTGCCGCCGTTCAGGATATCGCGCACAATGGTGTCCATGGTACGGCCGCCCTGGCTTGCCAGCACATTGGTGGCCTGCACGATGTTGTTGTCAATGGCCGTCAGATCCAGCATGTCGGTCAGGGGCACCCAGCCGCCGTACTGGTGCACCTCGGCGGTCACGGTGGTCACGTTCAGCGCCTGACCTGCCGGGGTCACGCCCTCGGTCAGCGGCGTGGTGGCCTTGGGCAGCGCATCATACTTGCGGAACTCAATGGTCTTGCCGTTGTTCGCCGGAATCGGGTAACTGTCGCCGAACTGGTCATGCACCAGTGCAGGCTCTGCCAGATCCAGCAGGGTCTTTTCGTAGTAGGTCTTCATCTCAGCCGTCATACCGGCTGCGCCCGTGGTGTTCTGCAGCTGTGCGCTTGCATCCGCAAACATCTGCAGATCCAGTCTCTTCTTGCTCATTTGTTTATCCTCCTTCAAAAGGGTTTATCTTTCTCGCATTCTTCGCGCGGGAAATCTCTCACAGCACAATGCGTTCTCCGCGCTGTGCCCTGCGTGCCAGCTCTTTCCGCTGCTGCCGTGTCATGTGGGCCACATCCACCTTCATCTCGGCCGCGCCGCCGGGGTGTGTCCCGTTCTCAGCCGGGCGCTGGCTGCGCTGCTGGATGCGCGTCGCCACGCCCTGCTCCACCTGTTTTGCCGTGCGGGCCGTCTGGTTTTCCATCAGGCGGTCAAAGTAGGCTGCACGGTATGCCGCTTCCAGCCCCACGCCCCGCCGGATCATATCCGCCACGGCAGGGTTGTTCAGCACTTCGTCCAGCTCAAAGTCCGGGTAGCTGTTTTTCAGCTTTGCCGCTTCTGCTTCCCACCGGGCACGCACTGCCGCTGCACGCTGCTGGTGCTCCGCGGCCAGCCGCAGCTGTTCGGCCTGCTGCTTTTCAGCATTGGCGCGCTGCAGCTGGCCCTCCATGCGGTCCATCTCCCGCGCGGTTTTCACGCTGATGCCCCGCTGCGCCGCCAGCGTTTCATAATATTCATCGTTCTTCACCCGGCCGTTTTTCACGGCATCGATCAGCCCGTCCATGTTGCTCATGTCAATGCCGTAGGCTTCGGCCAGCACCTTGCCCAGCTCGTTCAGCTGCGGGTTTTCCCGGATGCTCTGCACCGCCATCCGCGCAGCATGCTGCATGGCCTCTTCAAACTCTTCCGGGTACTGCTGCATCGCCTTCGCAAAGGCATTCCGGCGCTGTTCCGGTGTCAGCTGCACGTTTTCTTCGGTTTCGCTGCCCTGCTCCTGCTCGTTGCCCTTGTCCGGTTCAGCTTCCTCCTGCGCCAGCCGTTCGGCATCGACTTTGGCTCCCTCATTGAGGGAGCTGCCGCCCGCAGGCGGCTGAAGGTTTTTTTCTGTCGTCACTTTTGCTGCTTTTCCCGGCCTGCTGCGCTTCGCAAGCCGCTCCTGTGCGGGCCGCAGGGCAGGCGGTGCCACCGGGCTGCTTTCGCCCTCTGAAGCTTGCGCACCGTCACCGGAACTGCCAGCTGCTGCACCGTCACCAAATAACTGCAGATCCATGTTGTCTGCATCGTTTGCATGCAGGTTCATGAGCTGCACATTCTCAGGGTACTGCTGGGCCAGCAGGTACAGCCCATCTATCACCAGCTCAAACTTCGCCAGAGTGTCAAGGCTCCGGTTCGCCTGTACACGCAGGATGTTGTCCCCGCCCGGGTCGCAGGTCACAGTGCCGCTATCCACGCTGTAAGCCAGGCTCTGCATCAGTGTGCTCACCGCCGCGCACACAATGTCCTGTCCTTTCGGCGCATAGCCCGCGTGTCCCGATGCCTGCAGGCTCATGTCCTTCCCTTTTTCGTCGTAAATAATGGTGATCATTCTGCTTTTCTCCTTTACTCCTTGTTCGGGTTGTTCACGTTCATGGCCCGCTTTGCGGCCTGGGTCGCCATGCTGTTGCTCCCGCTTTCGCCCACCACATCTCCCAGACTGTTGGTGGTGCTCTTCGCGTCCGCGGTCCCGCCGCCCCCTGTTCCGGCAGCGCCGGCAGCCTGTCCGGCCGCGCTGGCTGCTGCGCTCACGTTGGTGCCGTTCTGCTGGTCAATGATGGCGGCCATCTTCTGCATCTGCTGTGCCATCTGCTGCAGCTGCTGGTACAGCGTGCCGTTCTGGCTCACCCTCTCCCGCACCTTCTCAATGCCTTCAAAGTCCATCATTTCCAGCGCAGCAAGGGCAGCATCGGCGTTGGCCGGTGCAAAGAATCCCAGCTGGTAGCACTCCTTTGCCGTCTCGTTCTGAGAAAGGCGGCTGAAAGTGCTTTTCTTTGCCGCGCTTACCGTAATGTCGAACACCGGCTCATGGTCGCCCAGCTGCACACCGCCCACATTGCCGCCGGGCACGGCCTGCAGCATCGCATTGCTGAACGGCACATACTCCACGCCGCCGCTCTCGCCGGTAATGCGGTATACCCGCTCTTCGTCGTAGAACTGCCGCATCAGCTCGATCACAAGGTAGCATTCTTTTGCAAACGTCCGGTACGCGCTTTTCAGCATATCGCGGCTAAGTTTGCTGCCCGCCTCCTGCAAAGCCGCAATGGCGCTTGCCGCTGTCAGGCCGCTGGTGGTTCCGCCCTGGCTCACATCCCGGTTGCCGCTGATTTCCTTCAGCTCGCTCACCCGTGCATCCCGGTAGCTGATGCAGTTGCCGCTCAGTACATTGGTCTGCAAAGGCCGGAAACTGTCGTCCGTCAGCCTGCCCACCACGTGCACGATGTCCTTGCCAAAGTCGGCCAGCTCTTCTTCGTTCACACCCGCTGTGTCGCTCAGCACATAACGGGCCTTTGCAGCCATTTTCACGTTTTCGTCCATGGCGTGGTTCATCTCGTCAATGGCGGTCTGGGTGTCCTTCATCACATCAATGTATCCAAAGCCCGCCGGGCTGTCCTCTTCCCGGAACAGCGGGTCAAACACAAAGGGGTATTTTCCGTGGTCGTAAAAGCCACGCTGGGCATACTGTGGGTCATTCTCGCTGGCATACAGCACCACGCCGTTGCAGTATTTGCAGTAATGCAGCACCGTCTGCCCGCCCTCAAGGGCCTTTTTGTAATACCAGTCCACCACAACGCTTTTGTCGCTGGTGTCAATGCTGTCGTCGTGGATGTACTTTGCCACATCCATGCTGCTGCCCGTGTGCCCGGCCATCTGCGGGTATCGCCCTTCCAGCTGGTCATTGTCCATAAGGCTCAGGCTGAACAGGTGCGGCGTGTCCTGAATATCTTCCACGCCCGGCTCCCAGTACAGCATCAGTAGGTTCACGCTCCGGATGCAGATCTCGCCAAGCCCGCCGCGCGCCTCCGGGTCCCAGAACACGCCCTTCACGCCGGTGCCGGTCTTCAGCTTGCGCCACCATGTGTCGCTGTACACGGTCTCGTAGTCGCACTGCTCCAGCACCGTGGGCAGGATCTTGGAAAGCGCTTTTGCTGTTTTCTCGTCGTCCGCTGCCCGCGGCAGCACGTTCGGTTCCGGGTAGTTGTCCATGGCATCGGCGTGCTTGTTGGCGATGCTGTTGAACAGCCATCCGCTGGAAGGCTTGGGCTTGCCCTGCATTTCCTTGTTTTCGTAATTTTTCCAGTGCCCCATGCGAAACCACAATTCGTTATCCACAATGCGCTTGTCAAGGGCTGCTTTTCCGGCCTTGTATTTCTGCAAAATGTCGTTTGCTTTGCGGATGTCCTCTTCCCCGATCACCTGCTGTGCGGGCAGTTCCGGCTCTGTCGTCAAGCCGTTTTCCCCCACCAATGGTGTTTCATCGAAGTGCTTGATAAACTGTTCAAATTTTCCTCCGTCCACGTTCCCGCTCCTTTTTCCTGATGCCGTTTATCGCTAGGGTCTCTTCTCGTGAAAATGCATTCGGAGCGGCCCGCAGGCCGCGACAAATGCGAAAAATAAAAATCAAATTCCGCTGCATATGCCCAGAGCGCACGCGGTGGGCATTCAAATCGTTTCACACCCTCATCACCCGCGTCCGGCTCTTGCGTCTGTCCATGTCCAGCGGGTCATCTTTCATCGGCTGCACCGGTTCGGTCTTTCTGGGGCTGATGGGGTTTTCCATCAGCACATACCGGCACTCGTCGTAAATGTGGTCTTCCTGGGTGGTGTCAATGTCTTCCACCCGGCTCTCGTCGTACACAAGGTTCGGAATGGTGCGGATAAAATGCCTGCAGGTGTCAAATACCTGAAACATCGGCCTGCCCTCGCCGTCAAATGCCAGCCGGTAGTGCAGCTGCATCTTGCCAGCAAGTCGCGTGTGGTCGCCCGGTGTCCAGAAGATGTAATTCGGGTGCTTTTCCTGCATGGCCGCAATGCTCTCGCCCTGACTCTCGTTGAAGATAGCCGGGTCTGCCACGCCGGTAATTTGCCGCCCGCGCAGCATTGGGTCGTTTTCCTCCGCTTCCTTGATGCGCCGCGCCTGCTCTACCGGGTCTATCTTCAAGCCTTCGTTGGGCACGCCGGTGCAGCCGTACAGCTCCTTGATGCGGTAAAGCCGTCCTTCCTCGTCCGCTGCGTACCAGCCAACGGAGAAAGGCTTTGCATAGCCAAAATCGTACCCGCGCCAGATGCGCCAGTGTGCCGGAATGCGGAACGGCTTGATCACATGCGTCCACCGCTGATCCTCGTAGTGGGCCGGGTCGTTGCGCCATTCGGTAAATACCTGCCCGTTAAAACTGTCCCAGTCGCCGTAGAGCAGCGCCTGCTTTTCCGCTTCCGGTAAGCTTGCCAGCGTGCCCAGATATCCCGGGTCGTTTTCCAGCAGCTTTTTGTTGTCAAACACCGTGGACGGGATAAACACCCTTGTCCGACGCAGCTTTTCTACCCCGCCGTCCGGTTTTTTCACATCCACCAGCTGCACCATCCTCGTGCCCGGTGGTGCCGGTGTAATGAACCGTGCCTTCACCCATCCGTGGCCAATGCCGCCGGGGTTCGCCGTGGCCCGCATGTACACTGCCGTGCCCGGCCCGGTAGGTCGGTTGCGGCTCATCAGGTAGCTGTATTCCTCCCAGGTAAAGTGGGTCAGCTCGTCCACGCCGATAAAATCAAAGGCTTTGCCCTGATAGTTGTATTTGTCCTGCGTGCGGAACATGCTGCCAAAGTAGATCTTCGCCCCGCTCGGAAAGGTCCATACGTGGCTGGAAGCGTTGTACCGCGCTTTCGGGAATACCGGCTTGTAGTACTGCATCGTCTTGTCGATCAGCTCCGAAAGCTGCGGGTAGGTTTTCCGCACGATCAGCCCGCGGTAGTGCGGAATGTCCACCTGCCGCAGCGCTTCGATCACCAGTGCATCGCTCTTTCCTCCGCCTGCTGCCCCGCCGTACAGCGCTTCGTCCTCGCTGCGGCGCATAAAGGCTGCCTGCTTGGGCTGCGGCCGCCAGATGACCAGCCGGTTTTTATACAGTTCCGCTGCCATCCAGCACCACCTCCTGCTGCCCGCCCTCGTCCTGCCGCTCCATCAGCACCGCCGGGGCCGCGCTCTGGCCGCTGCCTTCGTCCTTCGGCACCAGTGCCGCAGCCTTTTCTGCCGCTGTCAGCAATACCGCTGTCACCTTGGCCGCGTCTTTGTCGCTCATGGCAAGGCTCTCGTATCGTTCCAGCTGCTTTTCCAGCTCGGTGCGCTCTTCGTACGTCAGCTGCCGGTCGTAGGTCCCCGGTGCGCTGCGTATCACAAGGCCTGTCTCGGCAGCGTCCTGCAGGTTTTCTTCCTCGCTCTTCAGCAGCACGCCCAGCTCATAGTTTCTGGCCCGTGCATCCTCATCCAGACGCTGCTGCAGCTTTGTCCGTATCTCGGCGGCGCGCTGGTTCTCTGCTGCGCGCTGCTGCAGGTAGCTCACCTGTGCCTTTGCGCCCAGCGCCGCCCTGGCTGCGATCTCCCGCGCCGCTTCGGCCCGTGCTTTTGCAAATTCTCCGTCCGGCTTCTTTGCTTCCTCTGCCACCCAGCTGCGGATGGTGCTCTCCGGCACGCCGTATTTTCTCGCCACCGCACAGATGGAGTTTGTGCCGATCATGGCCATCACCACCTCGGCCCGCACCTTTGCCGGGTACTTTTTGCCCCGGCCCTGCCTGCCCGGCACGGTGTTTTTGCAGTATCTGCGCTCAGCCATGCCCGGCCCTCCTTCCTGTGCTGTTGCTTTCAGCCTACCACCAAACAGCCTGCAAAAACACTGCGGACATTTTGCGGTCGTCGCAGCGAGTACGGGTTGTGGCTCCCAGCGTCTGCTTCGGCCCTTGGGGCGGGCCTTGCATCCTGCTGGCCACGGCCCCAACAACTTTTCCCTGTTTCCGCCACTGGCGGCGGTCGTCGTTGTTGCATCACAAAACCACCGGATGCATCCGCACCCAGTGTTTCAGATCAGCCCTGCTTTTGCAGCAAACACCGCTGCCGTGCTCAGCGTTTCCAGCTCCTTGTGGTAGTAGGTCGTCCGCCCAATGTGCAGCCTTTCGATCGTTTCCGCCTCCGGCCGCTCTTCCAGATACCGCAGCCTGAGCAGAGCCGCACAGGTCCCGTCCGCCTCGGCATAGTAGTCCAGCACCTGCCGGATCACCCGTCCCCATGGGTCCGGCCCTGCGGCCGCACAGCCTGCCGCGTCCGCTGCTTTCTGCTTGCGCCCGTACTGCCGCAGCGCCTTTCTCACAGCCTTCTTCTGCTGTCTGGTCACTCATCCACCGCCTTTCACGGCTCTATCTGCTTTCCAAAATTTCCCTTCATTCGCAGTTTCGGCCCGTTTCCGTCACTGTCCGCGCATTTTTACGCTGATTTTGTGTATTTCTCCGCGTTTCGCGCAATTATTACACGCAAAATAAAATAATTTTATCTGTCAGGTGCGAACTTTCGCAAACCCTCTCCGCCGCAGGATCAGATACGCCTGCGCTTCGGTGGCCTCCCATCCGTCTGGTCGCGGCCTGTCCGCTTCGTACAGCTGTCCGGGGTCATAGATCATCACCTGTACCACCTCAAAACCCGGATAGTGCTGCTCCCACCAGTAGGCATTCTCTGCGCATTCGGTGCAGCCCTTGCGCAGCTGGCGGCGGCTCCACTTCGTGTCGCTGGGTGCCAGTTCTTCCGGCTGGCTCAGATTGCGTGTTTCAATGCAGGCCCGCTCTTTGTGGCCGTATATGTAGCCTATGGTCCCGTTCTTGCCCTGTCCGTCCACGCCCAGCAGCTTCTTCATGTCCATGCGGTCGGCGTTCATGGTGCCCAAAGGCTCGTACTCACCTGTTCCCGGCACGCGCCGCCGCCACAGATCTTCCAGCATTTCGCGCCATTCCCGCCGGTCGGCAGCTCCCATCCCCACACATTCGGCAAAGCCGTGCATGTGCAGCCGTCCAGCTTCGCCTTTGCGCACCGCCCATAGCATCATTCGTATCTTGTCCCGGTTCGCACCAAAACGCTTTACCGTGGCACCGATCACCCGCCGCTTGTAGTTCTCCACATCTCGCCTGCAGGCTGCAAAGTCCTCCGGCAGATAAAGCTCTTCGTATGTTCCGGTCAGGAAAAAGCCGTCCCGGCCAAAGTTCGCAATGGCCTTGCGCTGCTTGCGGCGTAAGCTGGCGTGCTTGTTCCGCTCTTTCTGGCCCCGGTCGCTCTCCTTGTGCTTCTTGCCGCGCCTGCGGTGCTCCTGATCTGTCACTGCATAAATGCCAACGGCCATGTACTCGCTGCCGCACCGGTATTTCTTTTCCCGAATGTAGCTCTTCTTCATCTGGCCGTCCTCCTGCATCGGTATGCTGCCGGTGTTTGTTTTCTCTTCTGTGCCCATCACCGTCACAGAAATAACGGGTATACTAGCTCCCCAAAGCGCCCACCCCGGACGCTGTAAAAAGCGGTTCATCCTGCTATAAAATAAATGGGTATAAAGGCTCCCGCCTGCCGCCGGTACACTCCGGCAGCACCCGGCAGACTTTATCCTGCTGTGCTGTCGCCAAAGCCCCCGGCATCCTTTTGCCAGGGGCTTCCTCTGTTATCTTTTTCGTCTGCGCTGTCCTTTGTGCGCCATCCAGCCTTCCTTTACGTAGTCGCTCCGGTTCACTCTGTCCCGGGATACCATGTCCTTTGTGTAGGCTTTTTCTGCTTTCACCGCAGCCGCCCATGCCTTGTACTTTTTGCACGTCCCATGGCACGCCGGGTTCCTTCCCGGACAGTCTGGTTTGCAGCACCATGTGATCATGCCGGTGCCTCCGGTTTTCCTTCTGCAGCCCAGTAGCCGTAGCTCAGCTCTTTTTTGCCTGCTTTCCGGACCGCAGCGTTGTAAAGGCACAGCTCATGCACAGCACGCTGCAGCTCGTCCGGCTTCTCAATTCCCGTGATCGGCGGCCTGCTCTTTCTCGGCACGCTGCTTCTGGCTCCCGGCGCATTGCACAGCACGCCCCGCCGTATCCTCTTCCGTGTCAGGCTGTAAATGCCCTGCGGCCTGCAGTGCCCGGCATAAAAAACATTCGTCACGGTCTGTGTGTTCTTAAACAGACCCTTTTCTACCAGCTCTGCGGCCGTACCTTCGTGCAGCAGGTTTCCGTCCGCGTCAAACATGCTGTAAAACCATACCTCCCGCATCTGGGTGCCGGTCCTGTGGTCCGGTTCTGCTTTCGGCTTTGGCTGCTTTTCTTCCCGTTCCAGCCGCCACTTTTTCGGCTTTGCCTTTTTCTTCTTCTGGTGGGCATAGCCTGTGCATACACTTTCAGCGCGGTTGTAGTATCCCTGTTCCATCAGCTCCTGCGGTGTACCTTTTGCACGCAGTGCTCCGGTCTTTGCATCGTACAAACTGTAAATGTATTGCTTTGTCACTGGCGCACCTCCCGCTGTGCATACCGGTACTTTGCCGTCTGCCATGCTTCCTGCCTCCGCTTCAGCGGGTTCACAACGTCTTTCATGATCACATCGTGTACTTCGCGTACCTGCACGCCATACTTTGCCGCCAGCTTCTTTTCGATTCGCTTGCGGGTCATTCTGTATTTGTCCTTGCTCACACTCTTCCTCCATACAGTTCAAACTCCGCACCGTCTTCGGTGATCAGCACCCCGCCGTCCAGCGCCTCGGCCAGCTGCTGCAGCCGTGCTGCATTCAGCTTTAAAAGCCCGCCGGGCTTACACCAGCGCCGCACGTCAAGCGGCCTTGTATCCAGCGCTTTCGCCAGAGTTTCCTCGTTTTCGCCACGGTAGGTCATGGCTTCCTTCAGCGTCATCTTAAACGTCTCCTCTCCCAGCTTTCCGGCGCAGCTGCCTGCTGCAGAACTGCCTCGATCTTCTTTTTGATCTCACCCGGTGCCAGCACTGCCGTGCCTGCAGGCGCAGCGCAGCGGCCCATGGCTCCGGCCATGTTCCGCCGGAAGAAAGCATCTTTCTGTTCTTCATAGTCCCGGTCTGCCTGTTTTGCCCGCTCTTCGTCCGGGATGTCTTCCACAATAATGTCGTCGGTCTGCAAAGCGTCGCAGGCACATCTGCGCAGGTGCTCCATGGCAACATCCAGCCCGTCCGCACGGCCCTCTTCATTCACCTGCCGGTAGTTGGCAAGAGCCGCCTGCTTCAATCGGTTCAGCCGCCCGGCACCATATCCCAACAGCTCCATGCACGCCTTTGCGTATAAGGTCCATACCATACTGGCGGCCACATCGCCCGCCATGCGCAGCTGCTGCTCCCGTCGGGTACGCGGTGCACGCAGCACCGGCACCCGGAACTCCGGCTCCACGCCCTCCGGCATCCAGTTGTCCCGCATCGCCCTGCTCTGGTCGGTGCTGGGCATTCCTTTGCCGTTCGCCTGCATGGCAATGTTCAGGCTTTCCAAGCCCAGCTCTTCGGCACGCAGCTCGATCCGGTTCAGTCGGTCCTTGCCCACACCAAAGCGCTGGTGCAGCGCAATGATGATGCACCAGCGTGTCATTTCCGCAGTGCCGTCCCGCGTCAGATCCAGCTCCTGCCGCAGGTTCATTTTCTGCTTCACTGCTGTTTCACTCCTTCCCGGTACTGCTCAAACAGTGCGATCCAGTCCTGTGTGCTCAGCTGTTTGTCCCGGCTCGCTTCGCTCAAAAGCCGGTATGCACTGCTTTCCTTGTCGGCCGGGTGCTGCCAGTCCAGCTTTTTCAGCTCTTCGGCCATCCGGGCACGGTATTCTTCCAAGATCATCTTCGTTTCCCTTTCACGGCTCCCCGCGGTCGTTCATCCAGCTGGCAGCCAGTGCTCTGGCATCCGCCAGCTTGTCGCACAGCATGTTCACCGCGGTTTCCTTCATCCACTCCGGCAGCCGGTCGGCCTGCAGCAGAGCCGCACCCATGTCCCGCACAAGCTCTTCACCGTACTGCTCCATCCGCTGCCAGATCTCCGTTTCTTCCGGTGTCATGTTCATCGGTGGCCGCATCTCAGCCCGCCTTTCTCCGGCTTTTCGGCTTCACCGTGTCCGCCGGGGCTTTGTGTGCCTTGTTGCCTTTCCTGCTTTCCTTGTCCGCACAGCAGCCAAGGCCCAGCATGGCCAGCGCTGCCGCCAGCAGCACCAGCGCCGCAGCGGCCCAGCCCAGCATTTCCCAGCCGTTCGCGCTGTGCTCAATGCCGCTGGATACCAGCAGCGCGCCAATAGCCGTCACCATAGCTGCCATGTACCACAGGCTTGCCCGGATGGTTGCTTTCAGTTTCACTTGTGTTTCCTCCTGTTTCGTGTTAAACTTCTGGTGATAGTGGCTCAAAACTATCACCCTGTAAGCTCGTCGGTGTTCGCTGCACCGGCGGGCTTTTTGTTTGGCCGGTTCAGTTTTCCCTGTTCCAGTGCCCGGTTCTTGTCAATGCGCCACAGCCGCGGTCCCACCTTTTCGGCAGGCAGCCGCCCGGTACGGCACATTTTCTGTACGGTCTTCAGGTTCACACCCATCAGCGCAGCATACTGCGCCGGACTCAGATATGCCGGCAGCTGCCGCGCATCATAGATCCGCGCTTTTCTCATATTACGTCTGCCTCCTCAATCCGGGCTGAAGGTCTGAAACTGGCATTCTTCGCCCGCCTCCTCCAGCTCGAGGTTCCACTCGCTGCAAATGGTCTTGCTCACAGGCTCCGTAAAGCCGATCAGTTCTTCGCCCCGCGCTGCCATCAGCACCGCCGTGCCCACAATGCCGCTCATGTAGCGGTACTGGTACAGATCTGTCGCCCGCTCGTTGAAGGGCAGCTCCTGCAGCAGTCCTTCTTCGTTCACGATCAGCTTGATGCTGTCCACATCCTCCCGCGCCCAGTTCGCCGCAAGGCAGCTTTCGGCGGTCTCAATGCAGCCGCCCACCAGCTCCTGCAGCGTCTCCAGTTTGCAGGTATCCCCGTCATCGCAGCGCACAAGCCGTGCCTTCTGCTCCTCGTCCGCCGGGATCACGATCACATAACGTTCCATGCTTTTCTCCTTTCGTGCACTTCTCCTCCTTGACAAAGGCTCCCTCCCCGAGGGAGCTGTCGGCGCAGCCGACTGAAGGAGTCTCATGCGCTCTTGCCACTTCTCCCTTTCCTGTGCTACAATCATCTCAAAATAGGAAAGGAGGTATTTTCATGGCATCACAGTTTCAAATCCGTACCAAAGATATCCCATTGCTCGTTCGTGCGCTGCAATCGCTCGAAACTGTACCGGATACATGGTTCGGATCTGTAGACGACCCTTCTTTGATCTCTGAAATGAAGAATGCTGCCCGCGCCCTTCCGGTCAAACTGCGGCTCAAGACTCTTCAGCTGTCAAGCCTCGATGTTCTGGCTCTGCAGCAGGCTTGCTGCTATCAGTGTTTAGAGTGCAAGCTTTCAAGGCAGGACTACAAACTGCTGGAAGACTATTCAAATCAGTTCGCAGCACTTCTGGCTTCTGGCAATCTTGGTATGTTACAGTAAATATCTTTCCTTGCGCGCCATTCATAAGCGCTGCTCTCTGTGCCCGCCTCAGGCGGGCTTTTTCTTTGTTTTCGTCCACATTCTCTCTCCTTTCATCTCCCGATCCACAGGTCCAGCCCGGCCGCTGCCAGCAGCACACCGGCAAACACCATGGGCGGGTAGCTGATCCACCATCCCACATTGAACACCACCGATCCGATCAGCCCGATCAGCAGTGACCACTTCCGGCGGCTCATGCGCTCTTCTCCGGGGTTGCGGGGTGGTCAATTCCGAAAAGTTCATTCGGAGTAACTCCCAGTGCCTTACAAATCGGTACAACATCATCTGATGTCAGCCGCTTCCTGCCACGTAGCAATGCGTTAAACTTCTTCGGGTCATACCCTGCTGCCCTTGCCACCGCAGATTGTTTCAAACATTTTTCATCAATGATTTTGTAAATCATGTCCGTTGCACTCATTCCATACGCTCCTTTCATGTACAAGTTTCTTGGACATTTTTACAGTAGTACAAGTTTCTTGTTTCGTCAAGAGCTTTGTACAAATTTCTTGTACTTTTGTCTTGACTTTTCAAGACAGCACCTTTATACTGACCATAGAACGACAATTTTAGGGGGTGTTACAAGTGTCCTTCGCAACCCGTCTCAGACAGGCCCGTGAGCAGTCCGGTCTTACACAGCAGGACCTAGCAGAAAAGCTTGGCGTCACAAAAAGCGCTATAGGAAACTATGAAAACGGTGTCAGCAGTCCAAAATGGGACGTTCTTCTAAAAATTTTTGACATTCTTCAGGTAGAGCCAAATTTCTTGTACCAGGACAGCTTTTCGTTAGACGTTTCCGAATCCCGTTCTCTTACCCCCCAGCAGTCCGCGCTGCTGTCGTCCTTCGATCAGCTCAATGAGGAAGGCCAGCAGAAGGCCGTGGATTATGTAGATGATCTGGTGCTCACCGGGCGCTATAAAAAATGTGCTGCGCTTGGCCTGGGCACAAAAGAAGCATAAATAAAAAAATTCCGTTTCGCTACTTGCCGAAACGGTTCGTTTGTACTGGAGTGATTTTCATGTTTTCTACTGGTATTTCTTACAATGAAGCCGAATCTGCCATTCAGAAACTTGACCCTTCCATGCGTGCAGACTATGAAAAAAGTCTCTCCGACCTCCGAAAAGCCGAGACCGTCTATGCGGAAGAAGGACGGCAAGCCATCAGTTACATGGGTTTGGCGCTCAACTTGGAGAATTCCATGCAGGAACTCGCCGCCACAAAGTCTCTCCTAGATCAGGAACGCGAAAAGTGTCAATTCCTCGACCGTAGTATTTTTCCAATGCTTCTTCTGCTCTGCGGTTTTTTGAGTGCTTTCATCATACCGTTGCTTGCACATTCTTTGTTTTTTTCACCCTTATTGGCCGTTGCTGGCTCTATCGCTTTTTCTGTCATTCTATCACTTATCGGCATCGTCTATACCTACGGAATTTCGGAGCACCTTGGCAAGGATCCTGATTTCTATTTGCTCTATAAATCCTCTCAAAAAGTAAAACTTGCCTTTTTTGTGCTTCTGCCCTTGATGGTTGAGACCATCTATGGAATTATTGAATATTTCCGCCGCTAATCATAAAAAAATCCCCGGCACAAATGTGCCGAGGAAGAAAGGATTATTATGGTTTCTTTTTGTGGGCGTAAGCCTCCCGAAGAGCCTTATTCTCCACCCGAGGTCGTGCCTGGCGATATCAACAGCTACATCGAGAATCGTCTGAATGATCAGATCACCTGGTACGATAAAAAGGCTCAACAGGCCCAGCGCACCTATAAACGGATGCAGCTTACTGAGTTGATCGTTGCTACAGCCATTCCGCTGCTTGCCAATTATACAGCCAGCTGCCCTGCCATCGCTTTTGTTGTCGGTCTGCTTGGCGGTATCATTACCGTTATTGAAGGCACGGAGCGCCTTGGCCGCTATCATGAGAACTGGGTCGAATACCGCTCTGCCTGCGAAATGCTGAAGCATGAGAAGAATCTCTATGTCATGGACGCATATCCGTATGGCACCGACGAAACCAAAGAGCAGCTCTTCGTCCATAACATTGAAAATCTGCTTTCCTCTGAAGGTAACAAATGGAAAGCCTCCAATATCAAGGCCGCTTCTCCCAAAGAGAAAACTCACTCTGAGACCGGTTCATAAGTTTTTTCAAAGATATCCGGCTTACAGGGATATTTTTCCCCGTTCACGCCGGTGATGATCCAGTCTCCCGGCGAAGCATGCATAACGCCTTCCAGCGTTTCAATGTACATGTCCTTGTCCGTCTGATATGCGTCAACGATCACTCTTTTTTTCTGGAATTTCATACTGTCCTCCAATAGTTCAGAAAGGATGTTTAAAATGCCCGCTTTATATGATTATCGTATTTTTATCAGCCACGCATGGAAGTATGGCGAAGACTATGACCGACTGGTTTCCATGCTGGATCATTCTCCATGGTTTTCATTTTATAACTACTCAGCTCCACAGGAAAAACCGCTTGCATTATCTTCCAGCAACGCCACCGATGCCGAAATCGAGCAGGCCATCACAGCCAAAATCAAAAACGCACAGGTCGTTCTTGTAATCGGCGGCATGTATGAGCTCTACCATAAATGGATGAAATACGAAGTAGACGAAGCTATGCGCATGGGCAAGCCCATCATTGCTATTATGCCCTGGGCCCAGTCATATATGCCGGTTGAGCTTCAAGCAAAAGCAACTCAGATCGTTGGCTGGAACTCCACATCCATCGTGAAAGCTATCCGCGATTTAGCCTGACTTATTTTATCATTTTTATCCAGCCTATGCAAGCCGCTCCATTCAAACGATTTAACGTAAATTTCATTTTTGTTATGTTGATATCATGCGTGAATTGCAATACAATAGACGCAAGGAAGACGATCTCATGGCAAATAGAGTTTCCCACCTGACGCGGATGAAGCGCCAGAAGAATAACCGGAGGTGTTTTTATGAGTGACCGAGAAAAAATCGTTCAGCTGCTGGATGAAGTTCCTGCCTATAAGCTTGGTTACATTCTGGCATACGTGCAGGGCCTGACCGCTGATGAAGATGCCGATGATGCTTATTGTGAGCAGCTTTACCAGAACTATCTGAAAGACCCGGATCGCGGCCAGACCCTCACGGAGGACGAAGTCTGTAAACAGCTCGGTATTGCTTTATGAGCTATACCATCCTGTACGAGAAGCCTGCTCTCAAGTTCATCCAGAAGCAGCCAAAAGAACAGCAGCGGCGTATCCTGGAAGCAGTTCATGCCCTGCCCGATTCCGGCGACATCAAGCAGTTGAAGGGTCACACCGGGCTGCTGCGGCTGCGTGTTGGTTCTTACCGCATCATCTACACGGTCGATAATGGCAGATTGATCGTTCGCATCATAGATGCCGGCAACCGCGGGCAGATCTATAACCGCTATTGACCTTCAGGAGCGCCCACCCCGGCGCTCTTTTTTTTACAAACGCAAAGAACCCCTCAGCTGTTTCCAGCCAAGGGGTTCTCTGCTCTGCTGTCTGTCCAAAAGAAAAGTAGGAGTTTCTATCATGGAATGCCTTGCAAATCCCGTCGCGTCTCCGCTTTTCTATTGTAAATCCAATATGATCCTTCTGCAACCCAGAATTTTTTCAGAGGAGGTGTGTACACATGGCAAACAAAAAAGGTTCCGATGGCCGTTACCGCTACCGTGTCTGCATCGGCAAAGATGAAACCGGTAAGCCCAAATACAAAAGCTTTTACGGCACCACCGCAAGAGCAGCGCGTGCTGCTGCCGAAGCTTACCGCGCAGCACTAGGCAAAGGAATGGATCCCGCCCAATCCGAAGCCACCCTTGCCACTCTATATGATAACCTGATCGCTGCCAAAACAGCCAAAGGCATCGGACAAAAGAGTCTCGACCGCTATGAAGACAATAAAAACCATTGGGGTCCGCTTCTGGATCAGCCTGCAGCAGACCTTCGCACTGCCGACTTTCAGCGGGTCCTTAACTCTCTGGCCCAGTGGCACAATGGCAAACCACCACTGTCCCACTTCACGCTGTCCAATCTGCGCAGCAGCGCCAAGGCTGCCTATGAACTCGCTATCCCAGAAGTGGTACAATACAATCCCATTGTTAAAACCACCTGCCCTGCCGGTGCTGATCCTGAGCACCGTGAGCCTATCACAGAGGAACAGCAGCAGTGGATCCGCGAAACGCCTCATCGCGCCCAGCGTGCTGCCATGCTACTGCTTTACTCAGGCCTCCGCCGCGGCGAAGCTACCGCCCTCACTTGGGCCGATGTCGATTTGAAAGAAGCCACGATCACCGTTCACAGCGGTTATAATTTCAAGGATAAAAAAATCAAGGATCCCAAAACAGAAGCCGGTGTCCGGGTCGTTAATATTCCAAAGATCCTTGTGGACTATCTCAAAACTCAGCAGGACGATTGCTTGTATGTACTGCATACTGTAAAGGGCCACCGCATGACAGAGCAGGCATGGAAAACTCTGTGGAGCAGCTACATGGCCGATCTGAATGCAAAGTACGGCTATCACGGCGAAGAAAGCAAAAAGCGCCCAGGCGGCCTGCCCATGCGCATTGAACCCTTTACGCCTCACCAGCTGCGGCACACCCTGATGTACTTTGCCGGAGTCGATGTTCTCACCGCCCGCGATCAAATGGGTCATAAGGATATCAGCGTCACCCTCGGCATCTACACTTCTCTTGACAAAAAATTCAAGAAAAAGAAGATCAATCGTCTGGACTCCTATCTCAAAAAACAGACCGGCTAATTTGTAGTGGCGCAAAAGTGGCGCACGTTGTTTATATTTTTATCGTATTTATGCGTTTTATTCCGAATTTCTTGCCCGCTCGTAATGAGCAGGTCGCCTGTTCGAATCAGGTCAGTAGCTCCAAAAATCCTACGAATTTACGTTTAGAATCGTAATTTCGTGGGATTTTTTTATTTAGTCTCGCAAGTTTTCGCAAAACCGCAACATAAACCGCAACATCGCCCACAAAACAAGACAAAATAAAACGCCCCGTGACACCATTTCATAGGGCGTTATATGCATTTTTATGCTTTCTTTTGGACAGGCTCCTTGAGTTCACAATGTAGGTTTGTCAATGATGAGTTGGTCACAGGATCTTGCGCAGCTCCTGCACAAGGTCGCCGATCACGATGGGTTTGGACAAAAAGCCGGTCATGCCGCTTTCCAAGGCATTGCGGCGGTCTTCATCGAATGCATTGGCAGTCATGGCAAGGATCGGGATCTTTGCCAGTGCAGGGTCGCCCAGTGCGCGGATCTGCCGGGTGGCGGTATAGCCGTCCATCACCGGCATCTGCACATCCATCAGCACCAGATCATAGCTGCCCGGTGCGGCAGTGCTTACCTTTTCCACCGCCACGGCACCGTTTTCCGCCGTATCGACCCGGAAGCCGTACTCCCGCAGGATCTCCTGCGCGATCTCACGGTTCAGCTCGTTGTCCTCTACCAGCAGGATGTGCCTGCCCTTGAAGTTGGTGCTCTTTTTCGGCAGAAGCTCCTGCGCCGCATCCGTCTGTGTCTGGCCGATGGCGCTCATCAGGGTCTCGCGCAGGTCGGACATGAACATGGGCTTGGAGCAGAAGGCGGTCACACCGGCAGCCTTTGCCTCCACCTCAATGTCGGACCAGTCGTAGGCAGTCAGGATGATGATGGGCGTATCATTGTTCAGGCTGCGGATCTGGCGGGTGACTTCGATGCCGTTCATATCCGGCAAGCGCCAGTCGATGATATAGGCATGGTAAGCATCGCTCATCTCGATGGACTGCCGTGCACGCAGCACCGCTTCCTTGCCGGAAAGGGTCCACTCGGCACGCATGCCCACCTTGACCAGCATCTTTGTCACGCTGTCGCAGGTGTTGAAATCGTCATCCACCACCAGTGCCTTCAGGCCTTCCAGTTCGGTGATCTTTTCCACCGGACGGTGCTCTGCCTGCGCACGCATGGGCACGCGAATGATAAACTCGCTGCCCTTGCCCTGCGCCGTCTGCACTTCGATGGTGCCGCCCATCATATCCACGATGTTTTTGGTAATAGCCATGCCAAGGCCGGTGCCCTGGATCCGGCTTACCGTGGAGGTGCGCTCCCGCTCAAACGGCTCAAAAATCTTTTTGGCGAACTCTTGGCTCATGCCGATGCCGTTGTCCTTGACGCGGAACTCGTACTGCCCGCAGCCGCGCACCGCTCCGGCAAGCTGCCGCACCCGCACCGAGACCGTGCCGCCCGCCGGGGTGAACTTGATGGCGTTGGACAGCAGGTTCAGCAGTACCTGATTCAGCCGGGTCTTATCGCAGTAGACGTCCTCATCGGTCACATCCATGGCATCCATATAAAGCTCCAGCTGCTTTGCGTAGATCTGCCCGCTGACGATGGTTTTCAGGTCGTGCAGCACATCCGAAAGGTTGACTTTCACTTCTTCCAGATGGATCTTTCCGCTTTCGATGCGGCTCATATCCAGCACATCGTTGATGAGGGAAAGTAGATGATTGCTGGAAGCGAGGGTCTTGGCAAGATAATCCTTCACCCGGTCTTTATCGTCAATGTTGCTGAGTGCCAGCGTGGTAAAGCCGATGATGGCGTTCATGGGGGTGCGGATGTCGTGGGACATATTGGAAAGGAAGGTGCTTTTGGCGCGGTTGGCAGTCTCGGCCGCTGCAACGGCATCCGAAAGTGCCTGATTCACCTGCCTGTCGGCGGTGCGGTCGGACAAGACAAGGATATACTTGGTCCTGCCCTCTACCTCGCTGCCCATGGCGATGTTATGGAACCAGCGCCGCTCTTTGGTCTCCCGATGTTCAAACTCGAAATCCCATTCGCGTTGCTGCCCGCTGAGCAGTCCTTCCAGAAAGTTCTTGTCGCGATCCGGGTCATCCTTCGGGTGCAGCGCTGCCAGAGCACGGGCATCCTGCCGCACTTCTTTCCACGGGATGCCCAGCAGCCGTTCGACGTTGGGGCTGACATAATCCACCTTGGAGGTCTTTGCGTCCAGCATCAGGAAAACGTCGTCCACGTTCAGCGAAAGCTTTTGGAACAGCTCGTCCCGGTACAGGATCTCAGTGTCCTTCCGGCGCAGGGTCGTATGGCTTCTGCGCAGGATCAGCAGGATGATCAGCACAGCAAGGCCAAAGGCGATGCCCGCCACGATCTGCACCGTGTGGAACCACAGCTTATCCAGACTGGCATTGACGATGCTGACCGGCACAAGCCCCACCATCGTCCAGCTCTGGACCGCGGTATCCTCGTAGACCAGATAATAACTGGTGTCGCCCAGTTTGACCCGCAGGTTTCCGCTGCGGCCCTGCGCAAAATCATCCGAAAGGGCAAGAATCTGTTCCTCGGAAAGGTCGGAATGGTCGCGCAGCATCGCAATGAAGTTGTAAATGATTTCCTTGCGGTTTACGGAATTGTCAATCACCACCCGCCCATCCGGGTAGATCACATAGTTGCTGGCATTGCCCTGAAAAGCAGAGCTGTCCAGCAATCTCAGCACAGCATCATTATAATAGGTGATGGCAACAGCATCGTAGGCAAAGCCCCGGTAGCTGCCCTGCGTTTCGGGGCAGATGAACGCAAGCATCGGGGCTTTGCCGGGCAGCGCCGTATTCACGACGATATCCTCACCATCGGAGAGCTTTTCGTCCAGATTGGTCTGCAGGCCAAGGTAGCCGGTTTCCCCGGTCACGGTCGTGTAGTTGCCGTCATAGGAAAGAAAGTAGAAGTTAACAAATCCGGTTGCCTGCTGTGCTTCCTCGATATAGGCCTGAATTTCATCCTCATTCGAGGTGTTTTTCAGAAAGCCGTTGCACAGATGCAGATAGGTCAGGTTTCTGCGCACCATCTCTTTCAGCATACTATTGGATTTATACAGCACCTCTTCCAGATGCGAGGTGCTTTCCTGATAGATGGTCTGCGACATAAACGAGATGTACCGGAAGCTGAAACCGGCTGCCAGAAAGACCAAAAGAAGGATGGCAGCGGCGGCAGGCAGCCACTTGTGCCGGGAATAGCAGCTGCGTTTGGATTCGTGCTTTTCGTCTGCCATTCCGCTCACCTCAGTGTCATGTAGTTTTCCGGCTCTGCAAGCGCTGCGCCGCCGGAGATATAATCGCGCCATGTGTTTTTTACCCACGTATCTTCGCCCGCAGACGTGCCGCTGTCGCTCGCAAGCAGCGCTTCCATCTGCTTTTCCGTTGCAAGGCAGGTCACGGTAACGGTGTCGTTATCTCCCAGCGGCTGCCCGTTCCGGGTGATGCCGGTCAGGGTATAGCTGCCGTTATTCTCTTTTACCTCCACAGCAATGCCGCTGACCACTGGCAGAGAACCGCGGTTGAAGGGCACAAACCCGCCCTCGCAGCCTTCAACAAAGGCGCGGACGGTCTCTTTCAGCTCCGCACCGGTCATGGTGCGCTGGCGGGACATCAGACCGTTCGGCATGATCATGGAAGCTGCCATTTTCTGGTTATAATCCGCCTGCAGCACACTGCCGGTAAAGCTGTTTGCGGTGGCAAGCAGTACATCCGTGCCATACACGCCGCGCAGCGTGTTTGCCATCACGGAGAAGGAAGCGCTGCCGCCGTTTGCGTGGAATACGTTGGAATAGGCCTTCCCGGAGGTCAGCACGGTCTCGTTGTCGGCAGGCTCCTCATCGGCAAGGAGCTGGGCATTGAAGGCCTGATACGCCTGCTCAGCGGTAAGCTCGCCTGCGATCATTTTGGAGACCACATCCTTGGAAACGGCAAAGAAATCGTTGGAGGCGATGCGGATATACATGTGGTTTTCTTCCACCACGCTGCGGACGTCCTTCAGATACTCGGTCAGGCGCAGGGGAACGTTCTGGCTGTAGCTCAGTATGTCCTGCCCCTCTGAGACGATGCGGTTCTGCGCCTGTTCGGAGAGCATGACGTTCAGCACCTTCATGGCTTTTTCGCGGCGCGCGGTGTCCTGCTCCAGATCCCGGTTCAGGGCAACTTGGAAATAGGGGGTGGTCATGATCCACGGTTCGCTGTTCTGGCTGAAGAAGGGCAGAAAGATCGTGTCGATGCCCTCATCCTGAAACATCTTCACGCCGGCAGAGCTGCCAAAGTACATGGCAACTTCTCCGTTCCGGAACATTCCGGTCACATCGTCGTAATTCAATGCAAGATCATCTGCTGTAAGGTGGGTATCCTGAATGAACTGCTCCATCCGCTCAAACGCCCCCGGCCATACGGTGTCGTCCAGACCCACCCGCGCGGTGCTGGCGGGGTCGCTGTAGGTAGTACGCCACTTGCGCCCCGCGGTGGTGGTAAGCTCGGCAGCAGAAAGCCCCTGCAGGGTTTCCATGCAGGTGTAGTCGTAGGTATAATCGGAGGTAAAGCCGCGGATGCCTACCTTTTCAAAAGCCTGACAGGCCGCTACAAAGCTTGCGTAATCGGTGGGCAGGGGAATATCGTACTGCTCAAAAAGGCTGCGGTTGACCACAAAGCCGTGGGCATCCGCGCACACCGGCAGCCAGTTCACACTGCCATCCTCGTTTTTGAAGCTGTTGAGGTAGGTGTTGTACACAGCGCCCGCCTCATTGGTCATGGCAAGGTTCATCAGGCTGTCCTTCAACGGTGCCGCATCGTGCAGCGAGAACCGGCAGCAGGTGATGATATCCGGCAGACCGCCGTTTTGCTGCAAAAACTTGTAAAAATCCAGATCGTTGTTGCCGACGATGAACTCAATGTTCACGTCCGGCAGCTGGGACTGGACATAGGGGGCATAGTTTTCGTACAGGCTGGTGCTCCACAGATACACCTGAATAGTCTGAGCGTCTTCCTGCTCCTGTGTTCGTTCCGCATTTTTTTCGCTGCATCCGGTGAGCAGGGATAGCCCCATCACCAGTGCCGCAAGCATGGAAAATAGGCGGCGCAATGTTTTTGTTTTCATCCGATCCTTCTCCTCACACTTCTTGGGCAGCCATCGTTTTGCGGTTGGCTGCTTTGGCTTACTGATCATACATCACCGCCCGCAAGAGTGTGCGCTGTAAAACCCACCCACGGAAAGGATGCCGCAATTTTTGCGTCTTTTCTGTTTTGCGCTCTCCCTCTACCGCGAAGGGGCACAGAATGAAAGAGACATAAAAATATTTTACCACTACCATGAAAAATTTTCAATAAAATTTCATATATTGAACCATAAAAGCTGTGTAGGATTACAATAGATGTGTCACAAAGTGAAAAAAGACGAATGAGCCGTTCTGTGGTACAGTTAAATTGCTACACCAACCATCACAGAAACTGCCGTTCAGGCATAAGAAATAAAGCACCCGCAGCAATTTGCTCACCGGAGATTCAAAACCTCTGTGGCGCTTGCTGTGGGTGCTTTTGGGCGCTGTTTATTTCAGTACATCTGCAAGGACCTGCAGCAGGTGCGGAATATCCAGCGGCTTTGCAATATGGCCGTTCATACCGGCCTTCAGTGCGTTCTGACGGTCTTCCTCAAAGGCATTTGCCGTCATTGCAAAGATGGGGATGCCAGCCTTTGCGGCATCCGGCAGCGCACGAATCTGCCGCGTTGCCTCGTAGCCGTCCATGTTGGGCATCTGGATGTCCATGAGGATCAGGTCATACTGTCC